TGGTGAACCAAGTGCTTCTACCACATTCTGACCAAACGGCATATTACCAGTAATGCTTACATTGTTTCTAAATGCGTCTGAAATTGAAAGAGGTAACTCTCTTAAAGCCTTATCTGCAGCGGCTGTGTACTCATCATTTTTAATCTCATCCTCTGTTCTAGTTGCCTCTTCAAGAATTCGTGTAACAACCTCTGGAAATGCACTGATAAACTCAGATAACGCATCTTCAAATCTTTCAACGTTAGGTTCGTTTAAGGCATCTCGTATACTATCTAATGCAGTTCTTTTTCTAAAATCCTCTTCTTTAAAGAACGACTGTAAGTATTTGTCTGATGAAAGTTGAATATTATCCATTTCTGATATTTTTTTCAGTATATTTGTAACAGCGTCGTTTACATCTTTTCCTGCCTTGTAACCTACACTACTATCATTTCTTGCAGTAAGACCTAAAGCCCATGCAGCAATGTCATCGTTTCGTGAACCTTTCAAAGCACCTAATACAGCACCAGACTGTCCGTATGTATTTACTCTACTTTCAAGTCTCTTCGCTTCAAGTTTTGTTGCTTCATTAAGAGCCTCTGCTTCAACCTGAGTAATCTGACTGTTAATCTCAATCTGTCTTGTTGCTTCATCAAGGGCGGTTACAAGATTATCTACCTTGATGTTCTCCATATATTTCTTAAGGTTCTCATCTTTAATATCTGAGTTAGCCTTAAGTTCTGCTACAGAGCCGACAATAGTATTTGAAAGTTTATCAAATACAACAAGACCCTGTTTCTCATCAAACTGTACTTTGAAGTTATCAGACTCTTTTGCAAATGCTTCAAAAGCGTTATCGAGGATATTTGCATTTCCAAGCCCCTGGGCAACACTATACTGTCCTTTGATGTCATTATTGATTGTAGTCCAATCTTCACCAACCGTATAAATGTCTGCAGTAAGTTTTCTGTAAGTTTCTACCTGACTCTTCATTGCATCTGCAAGACCATTCATTGCTGCAGAAGAACGCTTTAATGGAGTCTCAAGTGCGAGTGCATACTTATAGATATTCTGTTCTGTCTTTTCCCAATCAACTTGACGAACACCCTGCTTATTTACAGTTCCAGTATATGAAAGCATTGTACCAATTTCGCCGGCTCTCATACCGACGTTGGCAAGACCTTGTATTCCGCCTCTTGCAATCTGCTGTGCAGAATACTTCTGGTATTCTTTCATAAACTGCTTTGATGTTGTAATATTTTCAGCGGACCAACCAGTTGCTGAAGCAATGATACGTTTCCAGAGAGGTATAAAGTCTGGCTTTTCTTTACCTTTCTGAGTAAGATCAGCCAATAATCCTTCTTCAGAAGGAGCTTCATATTTGAAGGTGCTTGCAAGTAACGCTTTACGCATGTTTGTATAATCAGTTTTATCTTTGTCTGTTTTTGCGTTTGCAATCAAATCATCAAATATACTTAGTTCATCATCAAGAACTCTAGCAAACTCCTTGAAGAATGTTTCGTTATCTGCATTAGTATCTATTTGTCTATTTGCGAGACCTAACTGACTTCTTGCTCCATAAGCACCCTTATTTCTTAACTCTGTATCAATCTTATTAAATACATCTAAATATTGTTGCGTGAGAAGTGCTCTGTCCTCATAATTCTTTCCAGTAACAATAGACATTTTATTTCCACTGTCAAGAACACGTTTGTCATCATCAAGATAGCTTATAAGTTTATTATAAGAGAGTTTCGTAATGTCTATATTTCCTTCTTTATTTTTATATGAGAGAAGGTCTTTCAGAACTTTCTTAGATTCTTCAAGCCAGGCTTTTTCCTCAGCTTCTTTTTTTGCCTTGTATTCGTCTGAACTTGTATAAAGACTGTAAAGTTTTTCAAAACCACTTGCAAAAGAACCTTCTTTATTTGCAGCTTTGTTTGCTTGGTCAAAAGCCAACTGTTGAGCATTTATAACATTAGACTCTTTATGTGCCTGAGTTTCTTCAACAGTTATCTTTCCAAGACCTTCTGTCGCCTTGATTAACTCTTTTATTACAAGAGAAAGTGTATCCAGACCAAACATGTCGGCAACAGTCTGATAATCTGTTAATGAAAAGTCGTTCTTTTCACTATAGCCTAACTCTCTCCACATTGTTGCCATATTTGCATATAATGCAGAGGATTCAAGTCTTCTCTTTAAATCCTCATAGTTGTTATACTTGTTTTCATAACTACTATTAAGAACAGAACGGTTTTTATCCAAATCCGTCATACCCAGAGCTTTTTCCAGTTGATTCTTCAACTCTTCGGCTTCAGCAAATCTACCATGTTTCTCTGCATCAGCGATCTGCTTTTCCAGTTCTTTAATGTGAGCCTGATTATTTTTAATTACCTCAACAGAATTTTCGATATTTACAGTATTTACATAATCTTTAAGCCACTGATAAATATTTTCTACACCAGTAACCATGTCATTTACAAATGAATCTCCACCATAAGCACTTCCTAAATTTACACCCCATTCACCAACAGCACCTGATGCCAATTGCTTCGCATCCTGTAAGTTCTGAAGACGTGCTTTTAAGGTCTTTGCTCCTTTTTCAGTTGCATTTTCAAAAATACCATTTATGCCAGTAAGGTCTTTAAATACTTTTTCGATAATATCAGATGTTACTTTACCATCAGAAATGAGTTTACGGAGTTCCTGCTGAGATACACCAAGTTCCTTAGACACGGCCTCAAAGATAGGTATACCAGCATAAGCAAACTGACGCATATCAAGCATAGAAGCCTTGCCAATGGAAACAATCTGTGCGTAGTTATTGGCAATACGTTTCATCTTCTCCATGTTACCGCCGGCTGTATCACCAATCATGCGAAGAGTATCCATTAAATCTGTAGCATATACACCAGACTGTTTAAGAAGTACTGCAAGTTCTGAAGTTTGTTCAACACCAAACGGAGATTTTACTGCATACTGAGAAATTTCCCCAAACATCGAATCGGCCTGAGTCTGATTAGAAAAGACTACACCCAGTTGTGTTTTTATTGCTTCAATTTCAGAATAAGCTTGACCTGCAGCTTTACCTAAGTCAGCAATAGCTTTGACAAGAGTTGTAACCGCTGTACTGGCTCCAAGAGCCGGACCTTTTAAGGCTGAACCCGCAACTCCTAGAATATCTCCGGCAAGTCTTCCCCCAACTCCAGTTCCCCTTACAGTATCTCCAACTCCTTGTAACATACTTCCGGTTTGATATTTCCAGTTTCTATTCAAAGCCCCGGCTTGTCCATTTTTTGCATTCAGCAGTTTTGCTTCTGCAAGCATCTGTCTAGTTCTGATAAATTCAGCTGTTGACTGATCTTCCTTCTTTGCGATTCTCGCTGCCTCATTAGCAGCTCTCTGAGTTTCTGTATCTGCTCGTTGTTTTCTAAGTCGTTTTCTTTCTGATATATCAGCTGTTATTTCTTTTGTTTCATCAATTACAGCTTGTTGATATTCTCGAAATAGTTTTTCTCTTCCAGTGTCAGAGGCCATGAAACCAGTTGAGCTTTTTACGGTTTTCTTTGCAGTATTTAAATCATAATTGGTAATGTTGTTATGGTATTGTCTTTGATCATTACCAACTTTTCCCATTCCTTTTTCAACAGCAGTTAAATGGGTCAGTATGTCAACAAGTGTACCGTCAAGATTCTGAGCAACTTTATTTGCTGCGTTTAATCCATCCACAAGACTTTTTACGTCAGCTTCCATTACAGTTTTAGTGACTTCTACTTGTTGTGACATACATTACTCCTTCTCTTTTAATTCAGCAATCGTGTTCATCGCCCATGCTTTCATCTTAAAGAGACATTTCTTATCCTCTACTGTAAGAGGAACTTTGTAGCACTCCACATAGTCATTGACAGTTCTGAAAGTAAATATGACGTTACCGGCCATATCGTACTCACAACCCTGCCAAATCTGCATGAAGTGCTTGAATATCCAGACATACTCTTTCGGGATGGGAATATCACGAAGTTTTTTCCACTTCGGGTCTCTTTCTCCCATAGCGAAAAATGCCTTTTCACCTTTTTTTCTATCTTTACCACCACGAGTCTTGATAAAATCATCACGAATTTCGCAGTTTCTTTTCCACTCTGTCTTATCAACTTTCTTTCCGTTCTCAATCACTTTTTTAGTAACAGGGTGGGATTGGTATAGGAAGAAATAACGCTCAACGGCTTCTTTTAAGCGTTCTTCTCCCTTTTGATAAAATTTGCCGTGTCCTTTGCAAATCTGATAATTTCCATCTTAATAAGAGGTGATTTGAAAAGAAGTTTCTGAATAAGAGGAACAGAATACTCAAGAGGTTTTCCGTTATACTGAACGTCACTTCCCTCTGCAGCTCTGATGCCTTTTACGAACTGAGCAACACGGTTGGCATCAATTTCCTTCTGCTTCTTTACCTTTTCAATCGGGTCCTTAATGTCTTCTGTCTCAGCCATCTCTTTTTCATAACGTTCTGTACCAGCAACGTTCTCATCTGTTCCTGTACCTGTTACAAGGAACTCAATACCACAAGGAACTCCCTTAATCTTAGGTTCAAACCAGATTCCTTCCTTCTCGTTGTCATCTGTGAAAAAGTCCTCGATATTGATTTTTTTAGCCATTTGTTTTTTCTCCTGAAAAAAAATAGTCGGTCAGACATACGTCCAACCGACTATATACTAGCTTAGAAAAAAGCCTAGATTAAAAACTAAGCCTCTGTCGTAGCAGTTGTGTCTTCGGCAGTACCAAGAAGTTTTGCATCCGTAAGTGTCTTATACGGTGTTGCAATAATCTTGTACTCTGTGTCAGCGTCAAGAGAAGACTTAGAATATGTTTCTGTTGCCTTAAGAACATCGGTCTTTTCAACCAGTGTATCTCCCTTGTACAGTTCAATCTGTACGCCATCAAGGTCAGAAGAAGGGTCTGTCCAAGTTGCAGTAATTGTCTGTCCACTTGCAGTTGCAGCAAGACTAGATACTGAACCGAGAACAATTGAAGATGTCTGGAATGTCTTTGTAACCTTTGTAGACTTATTACCGTTGACATCAACTGCAATGAAGTCTGCAACGTAAGTGTTTCCAGTTACGAGGCCAGTAGCAGTGTAAGCCTGTACACCTTTCTGCTCGCTTCCAGAGATAACAGATTTTCCTTCGTTATCCTGTACATCGATAAGAACGTGGTCGAAGTCTGTGTCGCTTGGGTCTGTCCAAGTGAACATAGCCTTCTTAGCCTTTACGGTAACAGTTACATCTGTTACAGGACTTGGAGGTGTTACCTCTTTAGCTGCAACAGTCATCTTCTTTGATTCTCCACTGAGAGTAACTTCGATTTCACGAAGAACGCCGTCAGTAGTTGTACTGAAAGCAGATTCTGTAACGTGAATAAGTCCGTTGTCATCAACTGTGAAAGCAGTGATTGTCTGCTCAGCGATTGTCTCTCCATTCTCTTTCTTGAGAGAATCAAGAACTGAGAGGTCTGTAACATCTGCAGCAACAACTGCAATGTTTGGTCTGATAACGATTTCACCTGGGTCTGTCCAAGTTGTAGCGTCAGCAGTAAACTCAATGTCACGAACTTTTGGAAGAGCAATACGGAAGATGCGAAGAGCACGTTCGCCGAATGAACTGTAAGGCTCACTCTGGTCAAATGTGTCTGGACCACTTGAAGAAAGGTTCTGGTCACCAATCTTTGTTTCAAAAATCTGGAACAGATAGATAAAGTCTGGGTCCTTTTCTTTGTTCTGGAACTGGAAGATGATTTCATTTGTTTCATCATCAATGCCAGAGTTGTAAAGTTCATCAGACTCACCTTCTACAAGGTATGTTGTCAAATCGCCGGTTACGTCAAGAGAAAGAGGCTGTGTTGAAATAGCATCCTTAACGAAAATAGCGAACTTCTTTTCGAGTCCATTGTTCAATTCAAGAGTAAGGTTTGTGGCAAAAGTAATATTCTTACCGTTAATCCACAAATCACCTTCACGAGAAGTGAACTGGTCTGTGTCGGTAGATTTTACTGGAAGATTCTCAATGAATGAGTTACCAGTAGTTACACCGTCAGCAAAACGGTCTGTATCTTCACCGCCAAAGTTTGCACGAGCAACATCTTCAGTCATCAGCTTTGGATTGTTGTTACCCATAAGACCGAATGAACCGGTTACGATAGCTCCAATCTGTACTGAGAGAGAAAGTGTGTTTACGGCAATATGTTTGAATTCCTGATACAGGTCTTCGTTCTCAACGCCACCAAACTTTTTGAGCAAAGAATACTTAATATCCTTTGTTCCGCAGGTGAGTTCGTGAACTACGCAGCCAGCAGGAACCTTGAGCATACCGTCTTCGTGACCTATAGCACCGTCATTGATAAGACGGCGAGAACCAAAGTTCTTTTCGTGATTGTATTCACTTTCTGATGGGTCAACACAACGAGTCAGGAAGAATCCTGGATTGTATGCGTTGTGATCAAGGTTGATTGCTGAATCAGTATCAGATTCCCAGCGTTTCCATTCTCCTCTCAAAGCGGCCTCAAGCAGGTCGTCAAATGTAGTAGGAGAAAGCTCCAAATCGTGAGAGCCTTCCGCAGAAGAGTTTCCTCGTCTAGGAGCTGACTTTGTTCTTCCCTTACGCAGTTCGTTTGACTCAATTGTCTCTGTTGTACCAGAAACACTGTTGCCAGTTGAACGAGAGAGAACAGGGAATTTATACAAACCGTCTACGGTTTTCAGCTTACCAAAGTCGGCAGATTTCTTGTCAGTGACTTCTCTGATATAGATTATGTCACTGTCAGCACCTGTCTTGAGGTTATGCTGTATGTTTTCCTTGTCAATCATATACATAGTCTCCTATTTTAATTTGCCAGATTCGCATACCACGAAACTGATATTGGAACAGAATAGTAATCTTCGCAGTCGATTGCAGACGTTCTTCCGACTCCGGTGATGTGTACCCTGTCCTTTATAACACCACGCTTCATCACTTCTGCGATGGAAACATAAGCATTATCTACAAAATCCTGCACTCCAAGATTAGGATAATAAGTCCTAATAGTCTTCGGAACGCACACATTTATTTGAAAGATTCCGGTCCACTCGTTCATAGCAGTTCTTCCTAGTTCTGCCATTGTCGGTGTAGCTGGCAAGAAATGCAGTTCGTACCAGCAGCCAGTTACTGTAGGGTCTGGTCTGTGGAAATCTTCAAATTCATAGTTTATGTCTGACTTGTCTGGAAGAAAAAGAGATTCCTTTCCGCCTTGTCCGTCATCCATAGTTGCAGATTCAAATATCTCTATGAGAGTTTTGTTTACAACGTCATTTACCATAATCAATACTCCTCAAGATATTTCTTAATATCTGCATATCTTATTCTGTGACTTCTCTTCAAAAGGTTATAAAACTCCTTCAGTTTCTTATCAGAAGGAGTTACCCTCAAAGCGAGTCCACCCTTATAACGACTTCTCAAACTTCTGAGAGAAGGTTTTCTTTTAATTGATTCAAGTTCAGCTTCTGTTATACGCAGCATTCCAACAGGTGCCTGAACGGAATGCTTATTCTTTACACCATGTTCTCTTCCGCTGACACCAACAACTGGTTCTGTGTCGTTTTTCCAAGAACTATATCCATATTCCAAACGAGTAAAATGCTTACAGTCATTTGCTACGGTAAAATCCGGAGACTCGTTTGCTTTCAAAAAGCGTTTTAAAGGATATTTCGCCTTAAGTTTTTCTTTTATCTGATTTATTTCACCAGCATCATTAACGTTCCAAAATTCCATTCCGGCTCTTATGAGCGTTCTTGAATAAAGTTTTGTTTTTCCATGAGACTCTTCGATATACCAGTGCTCACGACATATTTCTTCATCTGGAATGTGACGAATAACTTTCTCTCCATTTCTTGTTTCAATTACTCTTTCATATCTTTCATCAAGAGGTGTTCGGGCCACTACACGCTGAAAGAAAGTAGAAATGACAGCTATCTGATCTTCGTAATTTTTTTCAATGCTCTGTGCAAATCTGCCTAAACAGACTCGTGAAACATTGTTTTCAAGTTCATCAAAGAAAAGTAGTTGATTTTTCTTACTTGCAGTGAGGTTAATAGAGCGTTTTGGTGTTTTAATGGTAATACTAGCCATTTGCCCTCCTCACTTGCAGTGTGTAAATAATCTTTGTAATATTGTCTGGAGAGGTATCGCCTGAAGCGACAATATTATATCGCTCTCCGTTTATAATGATGATGTCGGTATTTTCAACCGGCATAACATCAAACTGACAGATAACCTTTGCGTCACCTGCCTTAATAATATTCGCATTACTTCCGATAGCCTCTGAACTGTAATTAAGCTTTACGCATAAGCCACGATGCTCACTTGTAACGCCGTTCTCACGATGAAGAAGCACACAAGACTGTGTGTTTCCAAACTTTGTGAGAAGATTTGTTGCTAAGGTCTGCATTGCGGTATAGTTCATTAGCACTCCCAGATTGCTCTAGTACAGACGTGGTTTGCATCATCTCCAGTCTTATAAAGGCCTTTGAGAAGTTTATTCAGAATGTCGTAGATTGTTTTGTAATCAACGTCTGCTGCAGATAAGCCACTCTGCTCTGCATTAAAGTATTCAACTTCAAGTGTATCAACCTTCTGCTTCTTTACCTTTCCATTCTCGTCTTTTGTTGAGAACAAAGTATTTGCAGAAGATGAAGCGTTGAGGAATGCAGCCTCAATACACGCTTTCTTTAATTTATCTGGGATACCGTCAACAGGGTATCTATCATCATCATAGATATCATCTCGTGGAAAAGCCATTGACTGTGACTGTCTGTGTCTGATTCCTTTCCAGGTGTAGAAGTTATCTACAAACTCAGTTCCACGGATAATAAAGATTTTCTGCTGATTTTCAGAAAGTTTCAGCCAATCCGTATAACCTTTCATAGTGCAATACTCGATTGCAAAATCCAGGTCACAATACGAATTGGCATCAGGAAGACCCATGCCATTTTCAACGACGAGAGTAATATCCGGGATATTAAGAACTTCCTCTTCTTCAGCTACTTCTTCTACAACAGTAGTTTCTGCAGTCTGTGATGAAGTTGTCTGTTCTGTTGTTGATGTGTTTCCACCTAATGGCATAAGTCACTCCTTATTTTTTGCCTTTTTTTCCTTCGCTCTTTTCGAACTCCGGGAAGTCAGACTTTTCTTCTTTTACCGGCTCAACCTTTGGTTCGTCAGCTTTGGGCTGTTCAACCTTTGGCTCTTCCTTCTTTACTTCAGGTTTAGCTTCTTCCTTCTTTGGTTCTTCCTTACCCTTCAGTCTCCAACCGTTATCCATTGCTGAATTTACAGCCTCTTCTGGAATCATAGCCTCAGTATTTCCGCCTGGTACTTCTGGTTCATCACGGTACATTTTTACAAGTGCCATTCTGTTCCTCCAAAAATATGTAAACCACTCCCCCATTTAGAGAGAGTGGTTATTACTCTTAGCCGAGCAAGAGAGCGATGTGCTCACCGTTTACAGCCTTAACACCCCAAGCTACAGAAACCTGGAACTGGAGCTGACGCTGACCACCGTAAACAGCAACTTCGTAAGTGATGTTTGTGAGTGGATCAGTTACATACTCACGAGCGAGTGCTGTATCCATCTTCTGTCCATTGAATTCAGGTACAGCAGGTGGACGGATAGCCAAAGCAACAGCGTTCTTGTGAAGAGCAACTGAAGCTGTGTAAGCAGCACCAAGTGTGATTACAGTGTCATCTGCAGCAGATGCACGAAGACCTGTTGGGTTCAAAACAATCTTAGTTGTTGTTGAACCAGCACCTACAACGTACTTGTTGTCGTCGCCTGCGAGTGTGATGAAGTCACCAGCAGAGATAGCAGCAGTACCACCATCAACAGCAAGTTCCTTAGCACCTTCACCGAATCCTGCAGCAGCGTTGATTGCATAAGAACCAGTACCAGTTGGTGTGTGTTTCTTAGCAGCGGCTGAAGCACGAACTCCGAAGCCGTATGTTGGCATGATGATACCAGTGCGGAGTGTTTCAGCCGAACCAGTTTCATTTACCTTAATCATGTTCATCTGCTTAGAAAGCAAATTGATTTTTGCAGCAGGTGAAAGGATGATTGTACGGTTTGTTTCTGGAGCACCGTTTGCGTCAAGGATTCCCTGTACGTTTGCGAGGTCACTCATATCGTTGTTTGTTCCGAATGGAGTTGTACCTGCAGTACCGTAAGCACGAGAAGCACCGGCACAAGCTGCAGCGTATGTATCTGCTTCGATTGCGTTGCGGAGCTTGCGGAAAGCGTCTGCAAACTGCTGTGCAAGAACAGTTCCGAGGGCACCAGAGTTCATAACAGCCTTCTGATGTTCTCCCTTCCAGTCAATCTGAACAGTCTTAGACTTGTCGATTGTCATTGTTCCAGCACCAACATCTGAGTTACCCTCTGAGATGTTGCCATATCCAACTGGAGTGTCGATTACATCACCGGCAATACCAGTAGGAATCTTAATCTGGTCTCCGATTGCTGCGACTTCGGCTCCAGTGTTTGTGTTTACTGACTGAATGAAGCCAGTAGGTTCGTTTGAAACTTCTTTCAAACCCAAGAAAATGTCTCTGCGAACGAGATCAATACTAACGTTTGCACTCATTTTTCTGTCTCCTATAATTTATTTTCCAGAGACCGATTAATACTTGCCGTCCAGAACTGCCTGCATTTGTGCGTCCGGATTAAGAGCATTAAACTGTGCCTCTGACATCTTTCCTGTATTGCCATTCGCACCAGAGCCGTCTGCTCCTCCGCCGCTAAGACCAGATACAAGAAGAGATTTACCTACGTCGGTTTCACAGAACTTATCGAGAGCCTGTGACATATCCTGTTTCTGCTCATTTACAAGGAGTTTTGTTCCATCACCCATGTCCAGATACTTGAAGTTCGAGCCATGAATACCGCAAACAAATTTCTCAGCCAGTTCTCTACCACCGCCGAGCCATTTCTTTGTGGCTGCCACTTTACTGAACTCAGACATAACATCACGTTCTTTGACGCCCTGTTTAAGTTCGTCTCTTTCAGCAGTAAGTTTTGCAATCTGGTCTTTGTAATCGTTTTCCTTTTTAGAGAAAACTTCAGAAAGCTGTGCCTGCTGATTTTCGTAATGTTTACGAAGTTCGTCCGGCTGACTTGCGGCCAATTTGTCCTGCAGTTCTTTGAGTTCAGAAGCTTGTGTAGAACTTGATGCTTCAAGTGTTTTGTACTTATCAGCAAGCTGTTCTTTTTCTTCCTTCATCTTCGCAGAGTTGATTTTCAAGCCCTGCACTTCCTGCTTGTGGTAATTGACTACCTTTTCTTTCAGTTCGTTGAACTTCCCTTCATCAAAGCCTTCTGGTCTGAATGAATCTAATGTCTGACTAAACTCAGCTAAACGCTGTTCGTCTGTTGGTGTGTTTGGATTTTCCATATTTGCTCCTGCAAATGAATAAAATAGTTGAACCACCTCGTCTGAGGGAAAGACAATCTGTCTTTATTGTTCTTAAGAGCAGAATACGGCTGAAAAAAAATAAGATTAAAATGAGATTTAATTGGATTTATTAAAATATTTATTTTTTAGGTCTTTTACTGGTGTAATTTCACCATTATTTACGAATTTTTTGATTTTCATACCCTGTTCATAGAGTTGAAATCGAGTTTTTCCTAATATTTTACGTTTTTCTGACTTATCTTGTTTCTCAAACCACTCTTCGTATGATTCTGGAATAGCATCCTCCATATCCTCTGAATAAGGAGTAACCCAACATCGGTCTCGGTTGTGTCTAGGGAAATATGGAACGTCTTCAATCTTTTCATACTTAGTACCACTTAATGCAGCACATTCAAGGCAGGTGTTTCCATCTAACATTGCATTCCAGATGTAACCGGAAATCTGTTTATTATTCTTTGTATAAATAATTCTGTCATATTCATTGCTAAGAGAGTAACCCATTGTTTCAGAATCAGAAGTAAGTCCATTATCAAAAGCGTTAAACTGACTTTTATATTCTGGTAAAAGCTCGTTAAAGTCATTCCCGAAAGTATAACCACGACTTATAATAGATTTATATATACGACCAAGTTTTTCCGAATTATATTTTCCAAAATCTTGAGGAGTTCCGGCAGAAGCCATTGGAACAAGCATGAGCATTGAAATTATCTTTAATGGAACTGCGAAAGTAATTCCAAGAGTGTTACCGATAAAGTTTTTTAGATATTCATTTTCGTCATCTGCGATTTCTTTAATTTGAGCTGCAAGAAATTCTTCCATCTTCAACTCAAAATTATCGAGTACATTTTGAATTTCTTTTTCAATTTCTTTTTCTTGGCCTTTTGTCGTGCATTTATTATATTTGAGCAGTATTTGGTCGCATTCTTCTTTTGTTCCGTCAGCAAAGCCTTTTACTGCAGAGACAAAATAGTTACTGTACTCAACAAGAGAGATTGCGTGTTCGATTACACCGTTGATATATTCTTCTGCTTCTTCTTTTGTCATTAAAAGCCTCTATCAACTTGGCCCAATACATCAGCCCAATGTTCGTGAGGCTGAGAATAATACCATTTGATTCGTTCAAATTCCAGCCAGTTCCTGTGAGCAACTCTATCCCAAAGATTTCCAAGTACAGAAGGAATGCCAATCACAAATAAATACAGTGGTCCAAGATATAAAGACTGTTTCTGATGACCGTATTCATGTTTAATTGCAGTGATGTTAGCACATCTTGAGGAAGCAAATATTACATAATCACCTAATGAAACACCACTCCAAGATTTGTTAAAACGTCTGGAAATGTAAATAATATAGTTTGTATTATTTACATTGCGTTCTTCTCGTTTAGCATCTGTAACAAGTGCGACAATAAATCCAAGAATATTCTGTAGCAGAGTCCAAATAGTGATAAGCCAGTCTTTGATGTTTTCAATAACATATTCCTTACTTGTTTTCATCTACAGGTTCCTCCTCTTTGAAAACATTCTTCTTTTCATCTTCGTTAGGTGAATACCAGTCTTTCTGAGGAATCTTCAATTTCTTACCGTCTCTCTTATACATCTTGTAAGCCTCATCAACTTCGGTAGGAGAAAGAGATGCTGCTTCCATATCGAGAAGATAGATAAAGTCTTCATAAGACATTCCAGGTTCAAGGTAACCGCTTGAGAAGAGCATATACCAGAGGCTTCGAAGTGGAAGTTTACCCTGTGAGAAGATGTTTGCAATAGAGTTTATTGCATTAGCGTCGAATGAAAGATTTGAGAAGTCGCTGTTCAATGTAACAGTAACTGTCTGCTCTCCATTTCCAAGCCAGTCAGAAACAATCTGAAGTGCCTGAGTAAATCTGTAAGACATATACTTAGCGTAGGTTGCAAGTTTAGCGTCTTCTCCGGCCCTGCGGATATTCATAGCGTCTTTGTTTTCTGCAGTCTTCTTTTCTGCAGCAATGATATGAGAAGCAAGTGTAATGATCTGGGCTTCATCACGAGAAAGAGCGTGTTCAAGATGTTCAATACCTTCACCACTGAATGAACATACACCAACTTTTGCTTCTGGTTCTTCAAGCTGCCATACAGTATCCCTTCCGATATAAATTGGAATTGGATTTCCTTCTTTATCAACTTCTGGTTTATGGCCGGTAAAGTAGAGAGAAGGTCTTGAAGTAAGGTGAGCACCGTTCTGATAATCTGCGGTTACCTGATAGTGGTGAATATTCAGTTTAGCAATATCGTAAAGAAGCGGTTTTACTGGTCCGTTGAACGGCAGCATAATGAACGGTATGTAGTTGATTGTGTTTCCATTAACTTTTGGAGGGAAAGGATTCTGTTTTGTGATTACAGTCTTTCCTTCCTTATCCTGAATTTCTTCATAAATGGTAACTGTGTAAACTCCATTTACGAGAGACAGTACACGATAGCGAGTATTTTTTGTATGAGAGAATTCATCTACTGAAGAATCAACTTCCTCTTTAAGTACAACAAGGACCAGAGTTTTTACTCCGTTTACCATGTTGTATTTCCAGTTTACGATTGATTCTGCATTGTAATATGACAGATAAGGTCTTACCTTTTTCTTTTCGGCTTCCTTTACAGACATATTCGGGTCTACCTTTGGAAGGTCTACGAGAATGCCACCGAAGCCTGTTACCAGAACATCCGAAAGGCTGTCTGAGAAGAACTGGTCCGCAGAGTTTCCCTGGTTATCAACATTTATAAGGAACTTGTCTCCTTTCATATTCTGAGGAACGTCGATATTTGCAGGTCTGCTTTCAATCATTCCGTGGAGACAGTCGTGAATCTGTGCAGTAAAGTCAGCGAAGATACCTCGCTCTTTGAAACGGTTATACTGCATATCTTCGTATTGGTCGAACATATGATGAGCAGTAGAAGGACGAGGAAGATATTTTTCTCCGGCTGCTTTAATTTTGTCGTCACCTTCCATAACGTCACGCATAACGCACCACTGAGGTGAACGCTTTTCATATTCTGGATGTACTATTTTTACACCTTCGTTTTCGTTTGCCATAATAATCTCCTATGCACCATACAAACGAGGTTTGTACAATACACTTCTTCTAATAGGCAGTTTGTAACAAATCTCGTATGCCATAGCGTCTGTTATATGATCAAAGCCCTGACTCTTGTCTGGCTCTCCATTTTCCTTGAATACAAATCCGTTAAGTGAGTCTGATAAGTGCGGACATCTTTTTTTACTTACACGAACCTTTCTCTTTCCATCAGCAGTACACATCGCAGTGTTTACAGTGTTCCATTTATCCTTACTTGCATAAGGAGCACGAGGAGCACATACAATAAATCCATTGTCACGAAGAATTGTCATATCGGTTACACCGATTGGTGCTGAAGGCTGATGTTTGTTTCCAGTAGGGTCTGGATAAACGTATACAGTTGCTTTTGGATATTTTGCCTTAATTTTGTCGCACATCTGTTGGGTATTTGAAAAACCAGTTGTAACAATTTCATCAAAGAATGAGATAGTTTCATTACCTTCTTTATCAAATTCATCAATAGAGATTGCTGCAGTCATTGGTCTGACGTTGAAGTCCATACCTATATGAAGGTCACCTTCACCCCATTCCGGCGTTATCTCTTCTTCTGGAATGTCATTAAGGTCTGAATCATAATTTTCATAGATTTTATCAGCCATTGTTTCGAAAGATGCCAGATACTCCTTGCGGAACTCTTTTAATGACATTTCTTTCTTGGCGTGTTCAATTTCCTCTTCGCTTACATTACCGCCTTCAAGTGTGGTGTAATGGAAAATTCCCCATTCATCATCTTTACCAACGTGTTCGTTATAGATTTCCCAAAACCAGTTATATCCGTCTGGAGATGAAATAAGCAAAGCTTTTCCTTCACAGTATTTATCAGTAAGAGCTGGATAAATTGTGGTCCAAGCAGATTTCTTACAGAATCCGCACTCGTCCATTACCAGGAAATCAATTGAACTTCCTCGTAATGAGTCTGGTTCTTCTGCAGAAAAGACAGAAATAGTTGATCCGTTCTTAAAGGTTAGAACCATTCGCTGTTCGTGTTTTTTTGCAATATAAGCAGAAGGAACATATTTTTCCTGTGTCAGAAAGCTGGCCCACATAATACGACGTGCGTTATCAGAGGTGTTTGCAACGTACCAGATATTGTAGCCGCCCTTAGCTGTAGCCTCTTTACTCGTAGCCATTCGGAACATCTCTTCGTAAGCAAGAAATGTTTTACCGAAACGACGACCAGTACAAGCGAGTCTGAATCGCTTATCACAGAGAGCTATTGTTTGCTGTGCTTCCGACAAGGTATATTCTATGGTCATTTAGAACTCCATTTTTGGTTCACCGTCTATCTCAACGATTACCTTGTCTCCGCTGTCATCTTCTGTGACTGGCAGCTCTTTTAATGCTTTAATTTTTTTAGCATCATTTGCATTTACTCTGAATACAACCTCTGGAAGGTCTTCTTTTTCTTCATCAACAATAACAGAAGGTTTTCCACCAACACGTTCAAGAATAAGCTTGGCCATAATAGCTCTATCCTTTACTGTTTCAGCGTACAGAGCGTCATTCATAATGGTAGAAGCGAGTCTTTGGGCGTTACTTCTTACATTACCCTCAGAATCTTTTGACTCGGCCTGCATTATTTCCATAAGAGCGTTGTCAAGAAAATGCCGGTCAACCTTCTTCATCTGAGAAACTTCTTTTTTTGCAGGTGTGATATATCCCATACGTTCATAATAGGATTAAAAAAAGTGCAGATTAAAAGACAAATATTAACAAATCGAATTGTATATATAAAAAGACCCCTGAAATTTGTTTTGACATACAATCGCAGTATGGAAATTAAATTAACTGCAAAAGACGCAGACTTTATTCTCAAGTTTATTCGAACAGATTTGCAGCGAGTTTGTGAAACTTCGGCTAAAATCCGTGGCAAGCAGAGTGAACTTGAGGCAATGTATGAGAAGTCAGAAAAGTCAGATTTGATAAAACATGTATTGGAAATGGCAAAAGAAGCAGGTGAACTTGTCAGTGAAGATATGACTGAAATTCGTCACGATCTGGAACGTTGCGTAGAACTTCTTACCGTAGGAAGCGAGGTAACAGAATGACATTAGGGAAATTAACAACAGAGTTACAGACTCTTTGTCATAACGGACACGCTACCGATGAAGTTTGTATTGCTCTTTATGACGGAATATATGAAGTAGGCAAGATTAAATGCGTAGGTGATATCCTTGCAAAAGACGGTATTAAGAAGTGCTTTGCTATAACTTGTGAGGTAGATAATGAAAGGTAAATCATACGCTTGTAGAAACAAAGCAGAAAATGATTTAAGAAAAGGAGATTTTTATCCCACTCCAAAATCATGTGTAACTTGTGCTGCAGACTTCTTTCATAAAATTATTCCTTTGAACGAAGTAATTACAGAACCTTGCTGTGCCGGTGGTTCAATTACCAAGGCCCTTAAAGAAATCGGCTATTCAAATATCATTGAGAATGATTTGTATAGTGAACGAAAAGATATTTATCACGAAGATATTCTGATGTCTGATTTGGCTTGGTCTTCGTCATACGTTGTAACGAACTTCCCTTTTTCTAAATGGGATTCCTGTGTGCTCGCATTTCTCGCAAATAAAAATGTAGATGCAGTTATTACAATCGGAAGACTTAATTATCTTTCAACTCAGTCTCGCCTTCAAAGTCCACTATGGAAGTATCTACATACCGTAAATTGCTTCAGTAGATACATCGATTATCGTACACCAGAACGTGATGACGGCAATTTTAATGTAGGTGCTATGGCAAGTGCTTGGTTCTATTTTACTAAAGAAGAAGTTGAACATCCCATTATTGAGTTTTGCGATGTTCAAAAATATGCAACATTAGGAAATATAGAGGAGTAAAAAATGAGGTTTAGGTTATTAAATGTAAATCCAATTTATGATTATCGTGAGGCTTGCAAAACTACCCAAGGAATTGATTTATGGGAAGACTTGGGCGTAGATAATGTTTTTAAGCCAAAGAACGAAGTTATTTATTGGGTTAAACAGATCGTTGCCAGTCATTCTACAATTCGTACAGTACATTTCAGAATGACAGCAAAAGCACCACGCTCAGTTATTATGCAGGTTATCAGAGCAACAAAAGGTCATCCGCAGCCATTCGTACAGAGCAGCCGTCCAGATTGGTGCGGCAAAGAACGTTCTAACGACCCTTATGAAGAAAAACTTTTCTCTATGGATTTTACTGCTGAAAGTTTTATTGAAATGTGTAAATTACGTCTTTGTGCAAGAACAGAAGAGCGTACACAAAAATTTGTTCAGCAGGCTGTGCTTGAACTTCGCAAAAACGAAAATCCATTTTTAAGAGCTGTTGGATTGTGTTGTCATACTAACTGTTGGTGGCATAATGGTCTCTGCTCAGAATTAAAAGGATGTGAAGGTGTTTCTAAAATATCTGACAAGATTATCAAAGAATATAACCTGGAGGAAAAGTAATGGTAATAGCAATCGACTTTGACGGTACTATAACTGATAAAAACGAATTTCCTAAAATCGGAAAATGGAAAGAACATGCTATTGAGGCGATAAGGAATCTACAAGGTCGTGGTCACTACTGTGTCTTATGGACCTGCCGAGAGGGAAAGTACCTTGATGACGCTAGAAACGCACTAAACAAAGCTGGTGTGTTCATGGATGAATATAACTTCTCTCCGTATCAGCTTCAATCACGCAAAATAGTTGCAGATGTATACATCGATGATAAGAATATCTTTATGGTCGATAGTGTGGATTGGTACAAGATTGAAGAGTATATTCTTTCTCTTGAAGAATCAAAAGTGGAGATAAAGCCTTATGATTGAATTTACAGAAATACCGTTTGATATAGATCGACCTTTATTTTCCCAGTTAGGAAAAGGAAGAACTCGAAGTCATGAGGAAAACAATGGAAAAAGAGAAAGCAGAAACAAAAGAACAGTGTCATCACGGAAACGCAATGACCGAAGAAGAACTGGCCGCTTATGAGGAAAGTTTTCAAGAAATTGAGGAATCAATCGGATTGGTAATGGAAAATGGAGAAGACTTATGAGTGAAGAAGTGAAATTAATGACCAACAGACAGCTCTCTCAATTGTGTGCAAAAGGTCTTTGCGAATGGTGTTATAAAGAAGAACAGAAAGTTCGCAGTAATTACGAATATCTTTGTTCAGAGTCTGATATTCCTGTTTCAGACCAGGTTATAATAAGGCCTTTTGAAAAAGTTATCTTTACAGAAGCAGACGAAAATACTTGGTATACACCAACGAACGAGGCTTTCAACGCTTTAATTGGTGGTGACAGAACAAGACATATACTTGGATTTTAAGGAACTTTTTATGAAAAAAGAAACTAAAGAACTTATTAAATGGGCAATGTCTCTGATTGCAGATTATAGAGTGCAAAATATGGTGGAACATTCAAATTTCAGAAAAAATACACCTGCCGCACAAAATTCAGAAATCGAAATAAAAAATTGCAAAGATTTCGCAGAGTTTCTTAACTCTCTGCCGGAAATAGAATCACATCTTTGCAATGGTGGTTATATCCAGGATAGAAACGGAACTCCTTGCTGTCATGGAGATAATCTGAAATGTGTATTAGTTGATACTCCAGAAGATGACTGGTTTTATGGAAAGCTAACATGGAGAGGTGAAGCAGGCACTTTCCTTGTATTAACTCAAACTAAAACTCTGTATCTTGCTGAAATAAAATGGTTTGAGAAGGTGGAGAAATGATTGAAAAACAATTCTGTGAAGAATTGCAGGTTCTGTTGGATAAATATAAAACACAGATGTCGGTTCCAAGGATAATGAGTAATGCTCAAAGAATCTTTCACAATACATTATCTATCAGACATCACCCAGAACTACATCCTTATGCTACAGAAAGAGATTATCTTGCCAAGTTCATTACTGACGGCGGCCAGTTGTCAGCTAAAGTTTGGGTGGATGAGGCATTTGTAGATGCAGAGAAGAAATGAGTAAACTTGATGAAGGACAGTATTTTATAAACGGTAAGCCCCTTGAAATCGCCGATAAGATAGACTGGGAAGCGTTTAATAAAGAAATGGACAATAATATGTTAGAGGCAGCTTTAGAATGTGCAAAGAAAATGGAATATGAACACCGGTTAAGACTTGTACACAACTGGAAAATTTAAAGTTCTTCCGAATAAACTTCTTTTATATCTACAGTAAACTCATTCGGCTTTATATCAGTAATCGTACATTCGTGATAATGAAGCGTGGTTATATAAGTTTCTTTATCCAGAGTGTCGGTAAGAATATAAAACTTCAAGCCTTTATAAATATAGCGTTCTGATGTTACAGTGCCCTTGCAACTCAACTTTAATAAATAGCTTCCTTCATAAGGCAGTACGGCAAATATATCACTGCTGAAAGAATCCATCGCTGACCATTTTTCAGGCTTTTTAAAATTGAATCTGTTCAGAGAGTCGCCTGTAAAATAAGTTCTGGTTTCAGCATAAAGTAATCCGCAGCTTAATAACAATAAAAACAAAACCAGTTTTTTCATTCGTACCTCATTATATCCTTTATATTTACATTTAATGTTGTACAGATTTTATCTAAAGTCTTAACTGTAAATGAGTTATTCTTACGCATCCTTAGTAAAGCTGCATAGCCTATACCGGATTTATTGGAGAGTTCTTTAAGGGAGATATTTCTGTATGCGAGCCAGCCGAACAACGGCTTCATCGAAATCATACATAAAGTATACCCCTACTCTTTCGAATTGGCAACCCATTCCCAGTGCCCCTTATCATCTGTCTTTGTAAACTCAATTATATCGCAAGGTTGACAATTAAGGATGCGGCAGAGGGTGTCCAGGTTCTCTTCAGTAAGACACCTGCCCTTCTTCATTAAGGAAAGATCGTGAAGGGAAATCTGGGTAAGCTGAGACAGTTCTGAAAACGTAAGGCCCTTTTCTGCAAGCAGCCTTATCAGCGGATTGATGTTTATCATCATAAATATAATACCACATCATATAGAGTTTGACAATATCTAAATATAATGGTATTATCTAAGCATGATTAACTACGAACCGCTTTACGAAAACCTGCTTTCAAGACGAATAACTATGAAAGACCTGTCGATTGCAATCGGGCTTGCACCTACCACACTTGCTACTATGATGAGTAAGGGAGAGAATATATCGACTGACACCCTTAACAAAATCTGCACATATCTGAACTGCGGTATTGAAGACGTTGTTGCTGCAGGACCTGTAGAAAAGAAGAAGCGGACCAAGATCATTCCGGAATCCAGAGCCATTGCCCAGGGATACGTTACGGTAAACTGGAAAGTAATTGATGAAGCGATAAGTGAGAAAGGAGAATCACCTCGTGCCGTCTCTCTTGTAATCGGAAAGCCGAGTAACTTCATAGCGAAGAAGCACAGTGCCATTCACCTCTCTAAAGACAACTTAAAGCTGCTGACAGATTACCTCGGACTTAAACTGGAAGACTGCATATTATGATTACCTTCAACAAACTGTTTCAGTATATGGCGGAGAATAACATCTCAAGGAAAGAGCTGTCAGAGATGACCGGCCTCACCAGAAACCAGATACAGACACTACGAAATAACAGCACTGCCCCTCTCACCAACATAGGAAAGATATGCGAAGCACTAAAGCTCTCGCCATCCGACATAATGGAATATACCCCTGAAGAAAATCCTGGTCCGCCATTTTCGGACCAGGCCCCTTCCGTATAAAAACAGGTACCCCCTCCCCTCAAAACAACGCTTCTCGCCCCTATTCTGCATAAATATTCATAACTTTTTATACTACCTCGGTAAAACACGATACTTCCTGCATAAGCATACAAAATACCTGTATAAACACTGCATAAAATCCCTTCAGACAGGCTAAAATCTACCCAAAGCAACTTTATATCTCAGTATATTCCCTTCAACATACCTATATACACTATATATCTAATATATATACCACTATCACCGTAAACTTATACCCACTATTGTAAACCTTTATATCACTCTAAAGTTTACATTCTTCTTATTATATTTGTGTCATATTTTCTCACCTCTACTGTGTCATTTTGACCCTCACCTTGGAAAAAATTAGCTCCGGGGTTCTGAGGACAAGTAAGGCCCCTTCCCCACTTCTTACCCTTACCCTAGGGGACTACTATACACAATTCTACTATTTATTATATTGTATATTTTCTTTTATTTTTTTTTCTTTTTTACTTGCATTACTCTATTTATTGTGGTATTATAAAGATAGTTAGATACTAATCTAACACGTTCTTTGACATCGAAAGGAATTGAAAGCACGTCCGAAATTGGACGGGGTAAAGGTTAGGGAGTGAAGAGTTATCCACACGGATAATGACACCTATTGAATTAGGGAGTAACTCCGATTATCTACACTTAGTAGTAGTGGTGAGTACCGCAAGGGAAAGCAAGTCAAACACTACGGAAAGCCTATGGATAATCTAAGCCGATAACCGCTAAACCGTGCTAGTAAGTTACTAAGTAGAAACTAGGGAATAGAAGTCTTAAAGGGTATACCAATATATATAAAAATGGTTGTAAATTACCTAATAAGCAAAAATCACTATATAACATGTTTTTACATGTGGGAGTAATGAATTATGAATAATCCAATTTTTATCCGTTCTGTAAAGGTAATCGACACTTTGAAAAATTCAAAGGGTGGCTATAGTGAGAAAAACCAAACAATAGTTGATATTGCAAACATGGCATTAAAACTTGGTATTGGTTGTAACTTCGTATTGAATATGGAATATTCAAGCGACACTTACTATGAAGCATTGGACGGTTGTAATTATGACTACCATGACAACTCAAAGATTTTGAAACTTGCCGAAGTTATAAACTTCTTTGAATGCTTGTCTATTACAATGGTTGATAGATGTTTTGTTATATCTCATAACAAGCAAAATCAACCGATACTTGCGGTACTCCCTAAAAGCAAGTTTATTAAAACCGTGCTTGTAAGAGATAAAACCGCAATTACTGAAAAATCGGTAGAAGTGAAAAACGCTTTCGATAGTAACTCAAAAAAGACTATCAAGCAAAAAATTTCTAAAGGTGTACGACCAATTAATGAAAGTGAAATTCACCAATTAAAAACGGCTTTTAATGGCATGTTTGGACTTGGTTACAACAAAGAATTGGTTATAGTGAATAAAAAAGAAAAAACCGCTTAATAGGTGGTTGAGTACTAAAAAAAACGCTAGGGATTTTTTATCTCTAGCGTTTTTTTTTGCTTTTTTGAATTTTCAAAATTCTGAAAATGCAGCGGTTTCCGGGAATAAACCTGGATTTAGATTTTTGATTTTTGCTTTTAAGACTCCGTTTTTAAGGTTTGCGTTTTAAGTTTTAAGGCACAAACTTTTTGGTATACCGTTTAAGACTTCTATTCGAGTAAATCTGATTTGGAAATTCTCAACGTCATTTTAGGGTTACCATTTTAAATGCTAATTTTTTCGACACTCGAAATGGGTTGAAATCCACAAAAGAGAAATTTTTCATTGAAAGATTGAATGCGGAATAACTTTCCCCCGAAGCAAAAACGGAATGAGAAGTAAATCCGATTGCAGAAAAACTCAAGCCGGGTTTTTGACTTTACCAGGCAAGTTTTAGCAAGGGTTTTAGAATGTACCTAAATAGAAACATTCTCGGTG